ACCAGTAGTTCTTCGAGCGTCCGGATCTTCTCCGTGCCGACAGAGACCGAGCGGGATATTTGCTTGTCGGGATTAGTCGGGTGGGGCTCGACGATCCCAACATGACCTGATGTGATCTGGGCCAGCCGAAGCGTAACAACGAGTGGAATGGAGGCCTCGGCAATATCGCCGTTCTCGAGCTCCGTGATGAATTGCTCAGCCATCTCGTCGTAGTGACGTGCAGATGTAGTGAGCGGGACATCAATGATACGATCTGGCAGAGCATGCGGTAGATCGAAGCAGTCAGCTCGGCGAATGACGAGGCCATCTGCATGAATGCCTCTTTGAAGGTCTTCAAGGCCGTCTTCACGCGCTCTAAGCCATTGAGGAAAGCCGTTACGTTCGGTCCACACGCCGGTGTGGAGTCGGAAGTCTTCATACGTTGCACCCCATCGAAGGAAGCGATTCGGATTAATCAGCCGCCACTGCATGTAGATGTCAGCAGAGCGGCGTGCCTTGGTGACCGGAGTACCAGTAAGGATGATCTGATGCGAGAAGAACCGACGCATGCCGACGACCATGTTGGAGGCTTTACCGGATGGGTTCTTTAGCTTGTGGCTCTCATCGCAGATGATCACCGCCTCATCGTTGCCGATCCAGTCCGTGATGTACTTCCGGTTCTTGAACCTGCCCGTACTCCGTGATCGGCGACCGCTCTCTAGTCTCTTGCCCGGAGTGCCAAACGTCTCGTAGTTCGTGATGATGACTTGCAGGTCGGTATGCCCGTCCGGCTGGCGAATAGCTCCCCGGCGTCGCTCCTTAGCATCCCACACGATGACCTCGTACACCAGCGGGCAGTGCGTGTGGAACTCTCGCGCCCAGGTGCCTAGCACGCGGTTAGGAGCGACGATCAGCAGCTTCCGGGTACCGCGCTTCAGGTGGAGGGCAGACACGATGTCAATGGAACACTTCGTCTTGCCGGTACGTGGCTCAAAGAGAAGTGCCACCCCAAGACCACGGTTGAATTGCCGGAAGGCGAATCGCATTCCTTCCAGCTGATGCTTGTACGGCCTCGTCTTAAATGGGTATTTCATCGAATTCTATTGGCCGCGTTGATCTGGTCCAGCGCCGTACGGAATGAGTACAGGCCATCCTCGCTAACCGTTGTACCGGGAAGTAAGTCGTAGTTCGGATGTAGGCAATCGAACGACAACAACTTGTCGTCGAAGATATACCAAACGACAAGCCAGAACGAAGGATGGTCAGGATGTGGCTTCTGGATGGCGAGGATCACCGATCGAGTACCCATCAGATTAACCACATCCCCGGCTTTCAGATCACCGAACTTCATCTTATACACCTTGCGTTAGATGATAGGGGTGGGAGTTTAAGGATGAGACGAGCCGTATTCCGATACCACCGCTCGGTAAGGTGATCGCCGTTGACATGACACCCCCGCGCGGCAGCCATCCAGATTTGGACTTGGTCTCGTTTAGTCATGTCTTGAATAGCCGAAATGTGTGTCGAAGACATGTGTTACACGTGAGATCACCTTGGGTGTGCGGACAATATGCAGATATATTGGCCATTTGTTCCTGCGTAGGCTTCTTGGGGTAATACGCGGGAGGGCCGACATACACAGTGACCTTCGTCCACCCAGCCTGCATCTTGATGTTCCACAACCCCGGATAAGGTACGTGCGACTCCAAATCGAAGTCCCAGAACCAATGCACTTTACAATACTGGTCACAGATGTAAGGCCAGTCCGGATGCGCGATGCTTGGGTTCTTAACCCGCATCATAGTCCCATACTTTCCAAATGACCGTGTGCGAGCCTTCAATCTCCGGACCAACCTCGTACGGCCAAGCGCATCCCCTATCCGACTGGATCACCTTGCTGGCATAGAACGCCTTCCACTCGGGAAACTGCATGTCCTCATGCGGGATTAGACTATTCACCTGCCGGGGTGGATCGATATGCACTGCGTACGGATGCGGTGCTGCTGGCCCAATCCACACCATCGTAAGACCGTCGTACACGTCCACCGGACCAGGAAACGGATCCTCCCACGTCCACGTAACGGGACGGAGAACTGCCATCCGGAGGGGGTAGTCTACCCATCGGCCAAGTTCCGCCATCCAGCAAGTACGCACATGTTGCTGCCGCCACGTCATTCCGGTCTCCGCTCCATCTTGACCATCTGGTCAATCGAGGGCGTAGCGATGTACCGGATACCGCAGATGTGGCAGCGATAATTGTCCTCATCCGTGAAGGCCGGTGCCTTGCGCAACGCGTGGTGGTTCTCCGACAACGGCTGCCAGAACGTAGGCCGACGGCATCGACCACACCACGCGAACTCGTGGCCTTCCCAGAAAAACGTCTGCCGCCAGCGCCACTCGAGCTTGTACTGCCACGTGCTTTTGTCATCCGGCGTCGGTCGACGATTCACCTTGACCTTGACCCGATACCACTCACCGGGAGGAGCGAAGAACACCCGTCGGCTGACCAGCGTCACGTCGCGGTGATCCTGCTTGGCCTGCTTGTAGTGGTGGACGAACACTCGCCAGGCTTCTGTGTAGTTCGGCCGGAGCGTGGTTCCCCAGATTCCACTCCGGTTGACCCAGATCTGATACGGGTTGCCCGTTCGCAGATTCGCCGGAAGGCGGGGCGGTCGCTTCATGTACTGCCGGAACTGGGGGTCATCCATGAGGGTAGTCATGGTTGGTATCTGCGTAGGCACGTCAACTCCCGTGAATGGCGGTGTAGATCAGCAACGATACGGGCTCGTTCAGGAGCCATCCAAACGCCATCAGAGCCAGCCCAAGCACGATCAGGGCCACCCCCCACACCGGCACCCCCGGCACGTCCGTTCGGGTCTTGTGAGACGTCTGAGGACCCTTATCGAAGGCTCCCATGACACCGGTCCACGACAACCCCCACTCGCTGGTGTCGGTTGGGCTGACCGTGATGGATCGCATCACCTCAGTATGCGCTGGAAGTGCACCGCTGATGACATACGCATCTTCGAGGTTGAAGGGCTCGTATCCGGGCACGACGACGGGAGGCTTGCTGCTGCTGTATGTGGTCACCGCTGATCCCCAAGCTGTGTGATGTGCAGACCGACCGCCATGAGGCGGAGCATCAATCGATCCTCAGCCGCGCGAGCATCAGCCAGAGCTCTAGCGCGTACCCGAGGATCGCGAATGTCGGGGAGTTTGATATCCCCCTCCTCGGCCCACACCACCTGATCGCGCTTCTCGCGCGTGGTCAGCTTTCGGGGCTTCATGCGTTCCTTGGTTTCACCCTTCGCTGGAACGGCTGGCGGTCGTGGTTTACCCGCCTTCTGCCATTCGGCGAACCTCTTCCTCAAGGTGGGCAACTCGCGGTCGGTGAACTCGTATCGAGCACCAGATCCGACTGGAACGAAGGTCGAGTGCGATGATCTGAGGAATACCCGCAACGTGCGGGCAGTGGTGCCAAGCTCAGTAGCGACCTGTGCGGTATCCATTCCCCGTGCCTCCTCGGTGTGCATGCCGCGCCGGATGCGGCAGTTGTTCTCTAGTTACGTGGTCGGTTGGCAGCCAGGCGAGTGGCCGCTTCCTGGGTCATCCATGGTGCCTCGTCGTCCTCGTCCTCGGGGAGCATGTCCTCCGCGATGGACCAGAAGACATCATGCAGGTCCTGATGCGGTCCGGGTTGCTGGGGGAACCATTCAGCATCGGGGCCGAGGCCCGTGGTCATCAGCCGACCACGAGCCCATAGCTCAAGCTCATCCATCACATCTTCCCAAGGCAGTCAGGCCCGATCCCGATGGAACGGGAGGTCTCGTCGGTCAGGGTACGACCACACCGCCCACAGTGGCCGAGCAGCTGTCCGTAGCGGCGCATGCAGTCCTCGGCACCCGCGTCCAGGATGGCCTTCACGATCGCGGCCTTCGTACCCACGTTCCGGATCGAGTGGAACTCGTCGGACGCCTGCACGTCGATGAAGTAGAAATCGGCCTTCCGGCCCGGCTTGATTCGGTAGAACTTCGTGGTGCCCTCGATGTCCACGGCGTAGTAAAGGCCCATCGGCTTGCCGGACTTGTCGAGCTTCACCGGGAGGGCACCATCGACGGCGGGCAGGGCCTCGACCGGCGCGGCCTTCGCGGCCTCGTTCAACTCCGCGTTCTTCGCCTTCAACCGGTCGATCCACGCGCTGATCGAGAACTTGTCGGCTTTGTCGTACGACCACTTACCGGCACCGGTCACGCCGTCGGTCCAAGCGCGAGCAGCGTCACCAGCCGCCTGGTCCTTCTCGGTGATCCAGGCGATGAGGTTGTTCATGTACCGGACCTGACCCTCCGATCGCGCGTCACGGACGGGAGCAACAGCCGAACCGATGGCCTCGGCCACGCGACCCCGATTGATCTCGACCATGCCATCGCCACCACCGTTGTGCTCCGGGGTCTCGTACGTCGAGTCCTCAGCAGGCACGTCCACTGCCACGCCTCCAGCCGTGTGGAACGCCATCAGGAAACGAGCCGTGTGCGCGTTGCGCCGGTAGTTGCGAGCGATCGTGGCCATCGGGTCCTCCTTCGTCGGTCCGTTGCGAAGCCGACGTTACACGACTCTGGCCAGAGATGCAACACCCCAGGGGAGGATGTTGGCCATCAGCGGTAACGCTCCCCTGGGGTGAAGGGGGTGGGGGAACCGTACTGTCCGCAGCCTAAGCTTCATGCGTACTGACGGTATATCCATCAACTGGATCCGCTTGCATTCTCCCACCCTTCTCCGAAGTCGCCTGGCGGTCGGCGTCTCCGAAGCTTTACGGCCGGACATCGGCACGGGGGTAACGATGCCCAGCCAAGAGGGGAGTGGAGGAATTGAACCTCCAACCGGCCAGGGATTCCGCTATACGGTGTCCCCTGGATGCTCTAACCGTTGAGCTAACTCCCCATCGTGCGTTGACGAGCCGCACCCCTCGATGGTACCCCGATCAGGCCGAGGTGCTCGCCGTACGTCGCCGGGTGGTCGAGGTGGCCTTCGCCGGGGTTGCCTTCGCCGGGGAGGGCTTGGCGGTAGCCGCACGCGTACGACGAGGCTTCGGCGCGACCTCCTCCTCGATCTCCTCAGCGTCCTCGACTTCGGCCTCCTTGGCCTTCGCCGCTGCCGCCTTCTTCTGGGCCGCCTTGTCTTTCACGGCCTGGAGACCGGCCTGCTTCATGGCCTTCGCCTCGCCGGACTTGACCATGGCCAGCACGGCCTTGACGGTCGGATCGTTTGGGCCGGTGAAGCTGTAGCGGTCACGGGTCTCCCCGACCACGCGATCGTGCTTGCCGTCCTTCGCCAGCTTGCGGAGCAGCATCCGGATGGCTCGACCGTCGTACTTCTCGCCGGTCTGCTCAGTGACGTAGGCGGCCAGCTCGGCGGAGCCGAACTTCGGAGCGGAAGCGGCACGAGCGGCCTGGGCCTTGGCGGTAGACCGCTTGGCCTTCGGTGCCTCCTCGGCCTCCTCCTCCATCTCCTCGAGCTCCTCGAGGTCCTCGTCCTCGTCGCCCTCCTCGACGTCCTCGAACTCGTCCTCCTCGGGCTCTTCGACCGGCGCGGCCTTGGTCTTGGTGGTGGTGCGGGCACTCGGTGCCATGGTCCCCTCCCGGGGGTTTCGGGTGACTGGTTATCTTGTTACGGTGACGGGGAGCAACATTACCCGGCTTTCGGCTAGCCGTCAAAGCGAGCGCATTTAGCTCCCACGGTCCGGCATAGCATGGCACCCAACCACGGCACCCGATCCGTTGTTCTAGTTCTCTAGGAGCGAACTCATGGCCCTTCTCGTCATTCTCCACTTGCCGGACCACACCACCGATGTGGACACGATCGCTGCCGAGATCGAGGTGAACGCCGGAGCCCGGGTGGTTGGCGTCTTCGACTATCCAGCTCGGCGCGATTGCGTAGATCATCCCAACTGCTTCATCAACGGCAAGCAGCCATGGGTCCGGGATCGGCTCGGCTTCATGAAGTGCGGAGTCTGCGGCAAGCGGAATAACCGAGTTCGGCGCTTTGTCATCAATTCCCTCTTCGACTTCCTTGGAGCTAACCTCTACAAGGATGCCCCTGCGGCCTTCCGTACACCGGAAGGGTATGGGCAATGACTGACCGCATTTAATCAGCGGTGGTTACCCACTTCGTGGGTATAACACACCATGCTGGATTAAAAAGCGGAGTCATAGTCACGGCTGCAAAGACCCCCCGATTTAATCAGCACTATCGGGGGGTCCGTGCTTGTTACTCGCTGTATTAACGCTGGTTATTTAGCGTCACCGGTCAGGAAGTCAACCGGTTGGTTCCCCGCACCTCACCATTCGCCGGAACGGTGGTCCCGTTGATCACCGTCGTGATCGGCTGCGGGGTGAACGCCACGCCGAGCGTTGCGAGACCGGTGATGACCAAGTTGATGATCTCGTTGGTTGTCAGGCCGTCGGTGATCAGCCCGACCAGCAGCGAGACCACAGCGATGGCTGCTGCGACCCAGGTCTTCATCTTCGTGTACTGCGGCAGGTTCGCCGTTGCCCAGACGTTGAATGCCATCAGAGCCTGGAGAGCAACCTGCACCCACTCGCTTGCCGTGATGCTGTTGTCAGCGTTGGCCTGCTGGATCGTGGTCAGGATGGCCATCACGATCAGACCGAGAATCGGCCAAATCAGCTTTTTGCTCATGTCCCCTCCTCCGGGGTGTGGACAGTTTGAGTCGAGGCGCAAATAACTGCGCCCAGACAAGGGTGATCAGGCCGGACCACACCGCGATGGCGAATAGCACGAATACTGCCGCGCGCCACGCGAGGAACCCTCCTGGCAGATCCACTCCGAGTTGTCGGAGAGCTACCATTACCAAGACGGAGGTGGTAGTCCCCAATATCGCAGCCAGTACCCGACCAAGAACGTCAGTCCACCAGCGGACGATGACGAAGTAGATCACAGCGACCAGGAAGATACCTACCGCCCCAATCTGGTAGCCCAGGCTACCGAGCGATTCAAGCCCCATTTTCTTGCACTCTCTGCCCCAAGCGGCGGAGCATTTGACGGAAGTTGTTGTCAGATCGGGACTGTGCCCAGCCCTGGGCAATCTTAGCACCACGTGAAACTACCTGTTCCGCGTGGACTAATGCAGCATCGGCTTCCTGCCACGCTTCTTTTCTCTCCTGGCGGTCCGCTTCGGTCATGATCCGAGTGCCCTTCGTTGCATCTCGGCTTGCCAAGCTTGGAGAAGGCGGAGCATGGTTTCGCCCTGATCTTGCAAAGGTTCAAGGCCGGACGCCAGCATTTCGCTGACCGCCTGCCACTTGTGGGCTACACCGCGCCAGTCATCCTCCCGTGTACGGGCATCGTCCGCCCTCTTCTCCGCAGCCGCGACAGTTCTTGTCAGATGTAGTTCATATCGATCAATCGTCGCCTTCATCTCTCGTTCATGCTGAGAGGTTAGTGAGGCGACTTCTCGGTCATGTTGCTTCGTCAACTCATCGACCTGGCGCTTGGTCCATAGCCGAGAGGTGAAAAGCCCCATGAGGATGAGCATAACCAGGCCGCCGATCGAAAGCCCGTTAAGGGCCCATGTCGGCAACCCGGCTATCTCGGGAGGAACACCCTCAGCGAAGAACATTTCCTCCCCGTCCCGCTCGTCGTCAGTTGGTGTGGACTGTGCCGTGCTCGGTGATGGTGATCTCGGCTGCCTGCGCCACACGAGCGAGCGGGGAGTTCGACGGTACCTGCTGTCCGTCCTTGTCCGGGTGGCCGATCCGGAAGTTGCGCTCAACCTGGGTGTCGTTGAAATGCTGCGCGACCGTGCGACCAGGGTAGCCCTCGGACCAGCCGGAGGCCTCGAGCATCGCCTTGCCCACCTCCTTTCGGATGGTCGGGTCCTTCAGCGCGCCGAGAAACAGCGAGTTGTACGTCTTCTGATCCACGGGGAACTCCTCCTCTGCCTTGTACGTCGAGAGGATTCCCCACGACGACGTGTTGTTCTCGGGATTGCTTGCACCACTCCCACTCCCGTACTCAAACGAGACGTGAAAGTGCAGGATATGCGGATCTGATCCGCTGTACGCCTCCTGGACGAACTGCCAGGAACCGTTGACCCTCCGCCACACCCAGATGCGACGGTTGGAGATGACGTACTTGACACGTCGCTTGGTGTAGCCCATCGCGCGGACGTTAGCGACGATGAGCTGGACTATCCGCTCTGCCCCGCCCTTGATGAGCCACGGGCCTCGCGTGTCCACGTCTCGGGCGTGAACCTCGTTGATGTTGTCCGCATCGGAGGACGAGCCGGTGTTGCCGGTCTCATCCCGATTGTGATCGGACACACGCTCCTCATGTGCCTTATCACCGATTGTCCCGTCCTGCGCCTTGTTGCGCTTCGGGTCTCCGACAGCATTGACCTCGTTCAGCAACGACGTGCTGACCGGCAAGCTTAGAACGTCAGCCATATGATCCTCCTTTCGCATCCATCATCGCACGCACCCGCGTGGAGAATCTACGTTAGAGGGCACCCAGGTCCACGCTGAGCGGCCCACACCGCCGGTGCATGGTTCCCGGATGCCCCCGGGTTGTACGCGGGCTCTCAACCCATTGCGACGAGTAGGTCCCAGTCCTGGGGGATGCCCGCCTTGTTACGTACCTCCCCGGTTACCGGGTTGAACCAGTAGCCTTGGGGGACACGCCACCGGTCACGCCCGATCTGCCCATCACCGTAGACCTGGTTCAGGCTCAAAGATTCGCCGGTGTACTCGTCGTTGAGGACGATGTGTGACGGTCCTTCCAGCCGGTCCTGGGTCTCGGAAAAGACTCGGTCATCCATGGTCTGCTGGATGTCCTCGGCATTGGTGCCATCGAACTTGACCCAGGGTGTCTCGGGAATCCACTCAGGTTCGGTCATCAGATAACAACTCCTGTATCGCCGGGATCTGTACCGGCAAATTGTACGACCATATCGAGGATATCCCCGGAACTTGTGCAGAAGACAATCACATTTCCTGTGCCCGCCTGTCGGACGAGAGTCATCAGAATAGAAACTGTGGCATCCGTGGGGGATAGATACCATTCGTTGAGACTGACCACGTTTGACTGCGCATTGTTATCAATGGTCTGCCTCATGTACCCGATAATGGTGCTTGACGTGGTGGCAGCACCAGATGTGGAAAGACGAAGTTGAATCTTACCCACATCATTGTCTATCGTGCCATCCATGTTGATCGGGCCAGTAGATATCTGGTAAAGCTTACCCGCCTTCATGGTGATGTTGTCGATCCGCAGTACGCCAGTCTCAGTGGTCGTAACGTTACCTGTGGAGGTGGTACGTCGTCCTCGAGCGATAACCAGCTGCTGCGATCCTTCAATCGCAGAAGCTCGAGCATCGAGATCAGTGATGGCATTCTTCACAGCTACGCCGAAGCCAACCGAGGGGATCGGCTGACCCTGAACGGGCGGAGTGATCGTGTACGGGCCAGCCATGTTAGCTCCAAACTCCTTGGTCCCAGCCGTTCAGACCGTCCCACACCGCAGCGGGGAGAACCTGAACAGCAGTGATTCCCTGCAAATACGAGGCACCATCTACTCCGTGTTGAACGGCCAGGATGCGCCAGGTTCCAGACACCTTGGTTCCAGTGGCATCAGAGATCGTGATGAGGTCACCAGGTTTACGTCGGGGGTCAGCCATGGCGGTGATTGTCACTTGGGGACGAGGACGGGCAAGGATGTTCGTCAATTGCGCAGCCGTATCTGCCGCTGTCTGACGATCTTGCAACCAGTCAAAGTCAGCATCCAAGCTTCGCTCAGTCCGAATCAACACTGACGCATCATCTCGCACAGTAGTGTACCCGTCGGCCTGCCGGAAACCATATCCCAAGATATTGATGAATGGCACCTGATCAGCACCATTTACCAAGTACGTCGTAGTGCCAGTGAAGTTTACGACACGAAGCACCACTGATTGCGCAGACGTGCTGTCAAATGAGGCCTTGACGGAGTTCTCGTTAAGAACCGTGCCAGATCCATCGGCAGCATTGTTGACCGTGATGTAGTGCGCGTTTGGCTGGGGTCCGGTCGTAACCTGGGTGGAGGTCAAGTTGATGATGTTGTATTCTGTACCGCCATAGTTCGAAGCACCATGGATCTCAACAGCAGGCACATCCAAGGCCATCGTTAGCAACGTGGTACCTGGGGGGATCGTGATGGCCGTGAGGTATTGCAGAACCGGTTGTGGCTTGGTGTCTAGTCGCGTGTCCTGGAACTTCAGCGTCACAACATTACGGATGAGCGAAGGATCTGCCGCAGCTTCGAGTGCAGTCGAGTTCGTACTGGTATCTTGCACGGCAACCGAAGTCATCTGTGCTGTCTCACCAAAGTAAGTCGGCGGCAGGAACTCAAGCGCATCTATCTCGTTAGCTCGATACATCGCAAGGGCATTCCGAGCCACCTCGGAGAAGGTGTCCCAGACGTTGGCGGGCTCTTCTGTCGCCATTCCCTGCATCTTGATGTTGGTAGCCCGCATGGTTGCGTTCATCGCGTTAGGCATTGTCGGCAGCGGGTAGCAATCATCGAAGAAGTCCCGGAACAACACGGGATTTCCACTATCAATGATGACATCAGAAGTAGGCATATGGACGTTGAACGTGAAGCCGGTAGATCCCCCGTTAGATCGAAGCTGAGCATCAGTTGGGTATAGCTGAGAAGTATCATTCCAGCCGTTCGTGGCGAAGAACGTAGAAACGTTGGTCAGCTTCTGACCATCCATCTGATACAGATACTGCCCAGCAGCAAAATCCCACGCAAAGCCAATGTGATGCCACGCACCATCGGTAGGCAAAGCGAAGAACGATCCCAGCAAAACGCTTCCGTAGCCATGCGAGTCATTACCCATCGAGATGGTAGGCTGACGATTGCTGGGGTTCAACGTGCACGAGACATATCCGAGAAACGTGCCGTAGCGATCATTCGCTCGTACGTTGAACTGAAACCCGTAGTTATTTCCAGCCGGAAGGTACGCCGGATTGTCAGTTAGCGCATCACCCCTGACCCAAAATGACACTCTCCCCCGACTATTTGCCGATGACATCCAGTCGGCCATAACCGGCCCTGTTCCCCCGTTGTCGTACAGGTGAGGAAATTCGGAAGTCGGGAAGAGGTACATGGATCGAGCACCAAGCGACAGCCATACGGTTTTGCTGGCGTTCTGATAAGCATCCATCCCAGTCAAGAACTTGCCAGCCACTGGCTGTGGGTACTTATGCCCAAACAGAAGAGTAGGATTCACATTGTCGTAAAAATAGGCTGCATTGTAATCTCGCCAGGTACCCCAGTGAGCATGGACTGATCCGTAGAGGGGGTTCCAGTACCGGGAGTACTTGGTGGGTGCCGGGCCAACGAACGACCCTCCACGGGCCATCAGATACGTTACTACCCAGTCAAGATTCAAGCCCTCACGAAGCGCAGATACCACCGGCAACTGGATGCTTCGGTTCATCCGGATGCGAGCCTTACTCACCGCATTCAGCGTCACCTCATCACCAGAGATTGGTGTGCCTTGCATCTGTCCTTTGAAGACCTGGGTGTCCACACCGCCTGATGTCGTCAACGTGCGGATGAGGGCAGTTACATCTGGCACATCTCGGTTATATGCGGCGATCGGGCTATCGGTATTGAACTGTGACCACCATTGCTTGGCAGTCATCGTCGGACGCTCGAATATTTCAAGCGTCACGGCTGCCATCACGACAGCACTTGCACCAGACGCGTTACTGCTCGAAGCCGAGTAAGGCCCAGATCCCCGGAATGTACTCACGGCACCGGTAAGTAACAGACCGTTAACCGCCGGATTGCCAATGAGCGACACGCCTGTACCGCTCGGAGTAGATGTACCGACCGATGAATTCTGTCCCCAGAAGAATACCTGGTACCCAGCAGTCGGAGCCACCGTCGACTGGCTGTGAGAGGTAACACCAGTTCCGGTCTCAATCGACAGATCTGCCTTGGCTATCCTCACATCCATCACTCCACCGGAAGGAGTCCGGCCAAAGAAAGGGACGGTCATGGCGATGAAGTTAACTGCCGAATCAGATGTCAGCGTGAGGTATGGATTGGTGCTATTCCACCGCTTCTTGTAGTAGAGAAACATCTGATAGGGCGCATCAGCAATCGAGCCGAGGAACTGCCACTGATCCTTGGGATCCGTTAGGTTCTGAGCAAGTACCGTCGAGACGTTGTCTACGATCACGCATGCGAGCAGCGAGTCACCCTGTGCGGCGGTGGTCGGAATCGGTACCAGCAAGAACTTGGTCGTCGGATCGCTATTCCAACTAGACGAACTGCTATTCGAGTTCACGAAGGAGCGCATGCCTGACGAGCCGATTACCTGACCGATCCGGCCAGCCATCCCTGTCGTGAGCACCCCGGCAGCATCACCCTGACCAGTCATCGTCACCGTGTCTGGTAGCGCATCATCTAGTGCGTGAGTGACAGTGAACGTTCCCGACATTTGCTCAGACAGGTTCACGAGTGAGTCAGGATTGTCCGTCTTCTCAGTTGCCTGAACCTCACGCCACTGCGCTGTGAGCTGGTGTGGTCCCCACTCGATCGAAGCCGAATTGAGGGCATCATCTAGTGCCGTCATCAGGACACCAACTCCCGAAGAACCATGGTGATTGGAGCACGCCACTTCGCATCGAAGACCACCGTGTCAGTAAGCGAAAGAATCTCAACCGCTCGCATTCCTGATCCCGGTGCCCAGGGGTTGACCACGCTGTCTTGCTCGAACTGCATTGAATCAAGGAAGAGAGATCCTCCGGTCGTGATCGTAGATCCAGTCAACAGTACAGCAGGCTGACCGTACACAGCATTGCTCGGAGGCGTTCCAGTCGCAGAAAGCTGAGTCCATGTAGTTACTGCCGTAGTCGTAGACGAAGCCTCACTGATGAATGCACCAGAAGCATCCAGCCACCGCAATCGAAGACTTGCCGTGATGGAAGTATCCACTACGCCATCAGGAGCAAGATAACAACTCCACATATAAGGCAGGTTTTGCACCACCGGGTAGCCATACCAGTTCCGATACGGCGCATTGAGCAGCAGAATCGGTGTGGTCGATGCAGTCACAGGAAAGGACCATTGCAACGATCGAGGTGCGCCCGTTCGCTGAATCAGAGCAGTCCCGCTGAGCAACGTTCCATCAGCTGCTGCACCACCACTCGTCTTGAATCCAGTGGTGTCGTAGAGATGACTCGTCGTGCTTCCCTGATTAGGCAGCAGCATATTACTCACGGACGGATCAGCGAAGGCCCAAGGACCAAGCCCCATCGCACCGTACCAGTACTGGGCCAAGAGCCCGTAGTTGTCCTGATGCAGAGCATTCCAGTTTAAGGTTATCTGCCGTGCACCACTTGGTGAGGAAGTCACGATATGGTGAGCCGACGACGTGATGAAGTCAACAACGTTCTTCTCGAAGGGGCGGTCCACACCGCCGCGCGGCCATGGCAGTAGTGTCATCGCTCCGGGCTTGCCGAAGTAGATGTCAGGCCAGATTCGAGGTGCTCGCACCATCTCTACTTCCTCCCCGATCCAGCCCATGAGGTGAGCTGCTTACCTCGATCGTTTGCCTTCGTCACTGCCACCGGGTTACCGGTGATCGCATCGACCACGAGCGAGGCGAATTCCTTGTCCCCGATCGAGATCTTGTATTCGCGCGTTCCGGACGTCGTGACCGCCGGAGCCACTGCCGCTGAGGAGGCCCCCGATTTCGTCGTGGAGCCACTGGGAACCGTCGCACGGGACAATCCCGTGACCGCCCCCGCCAACGCGGCTGTGGGCCTCTGAGACCCATCATTGATGCCCTGAGCAAAGTCGTTCATGAAGCGCCGACCACGCAGCAGCACGTAACCCTTACCGGACAACGGTCCGGTCTTCGCCGGAGAACCAGGCAGGAAGTCGGTCACGGCGTGCACGATCGAGGAAGCCTTGTCTCGCACCGCCCCAAGCATGGAGCCAATGCCGTTGATGAAGCCTCGGATCAAATCCCGGCCCTTGTTGTAAAGCAGCTTTCCCAGGTTGCCCAGCGCACCAGAGATCCGGCCCGGGAGTCCACGCACCGTGTTGAGCAGCGAGTTGAGCTGGCCGACTGCAGCGTTCTTCGCGCTGGTGAAGGCGTTCTTGATGTAGGAGATGATGATTCGGACGCCGAGAATGAACGTCTTAACCCGACTGATTGCTCCGCTAACGATAGAGATAATCGCATTCCATACCGTCCGAGTCGTAGCTCGAATGGCGTTGAGAACTGCATTCCAGACAGCTCGTGCTGCGTTGATTCCTGCCGTGATGATGGCACGAGTGATGTTGATCTGGGCCTGGATGAAAGCAACGATGAAGTTGAATACCGCCACTGCGACGTTCTTGATCGCGGTGATTGCCGTCTTCACCCCATTGAAGATGGCAGTCCAGATGGTGACTGTCGTCTTCCACAAGAACTTGTAGTAGTTGATGATGAAGTCGATTACTGCCTTGATAATCGGCCAGGCTGTGTTCATGAACCAATCGGCTACGGCCTTGATAGCGATCTTGATGGCAGCCCACACCGCGAGTACGATCGTGCGGAACGTCTCACTGTGCTTCCATAGCAGAACGATGCCAGCGATCAGCGCACCGACAGCTACCACTACAAGGCCGATTGGGTTAGCTGATAGGGCCGCATTCAAGAGCCATTGCACGGCTGTCCAGGCGATTACAGCAGCTCGAGCGGCAAAGAATACGACATTGGCTGCCAGGATAGCCACTCGGTTAGCGATAACGGCAGCTGTGCTGGCAACCCAGGACGCTACCATCTGGCCAGCCATCAAAGCGGCTACCGCAACACCAGCCGCGCGGTTAGCCACCATTGCAGCAGTACTGGCGACCCAGGCCGCTACCATTCGGACACCAACAACGGCTTGAAGTGCGAGATACTGCACTTTAGTCGCAACAGCAGCAGCCGCATTCGCTATCCAGGCTGCGGTATTCCTGACAATCTTCGATTGGAGAACATCCTGAACAGCAGACACGACTTTAGCTGCGGCAGCATAGACCTTGTACGCGCCAGCAAGAGCCACCACCGCGCCAGCCACCGGACCGAGCCAAGACATGTTGTCACTGAGGAATTGGGCCAGCTTGAGAAGCAGCGGAGCAAGGGCATTGATTGCGGGGACTAGAACACCGGTCAACTGTCCCGCAAGCTGAGTAATTGCCGGAGCCAGCGCGATGATCGCCGGAGTCAGTGCTTGTAGCAACGCCAGGAAGACTTGGCCCGCGCCAGTCCCGATCGCCTGCAACGCCTGCCCGATCGAAGTGAGAACCTGCGTGCCTTGCGCGGTTTGCAGGAACGCGGCGAACTGAGAGACCAAGTTACCGATCACGCCGACAGCATTACCACCATCTCCGATCAGTATGCTGAACAAAGCCTTTGCGATGGTCCCAACGTCTTTGAGGAATCCACCCAGGGACTGGAGGATCGGTAGGGCCGTAGCAAAGACCTTGTCCAAGTCGATGTTGTTAAGGAAGATGGCAAACTTGGCGAGCGCATTGGCCACCTGACCACCGATGATCCCCCCGAACTTCGATCCTTGCGCTGCCAGGCCGATGAAGCCAGTCACCACTGGACCGAGCGAGCGCCGGATCTGGAGCAGGAATGCATTCACCCCGGAGAGGATCGTCCGCAAACCTTCGATGTTGCGGGAGTTCGTAGCGGTCTTTACCACATTCTGAGCGATCTGACCCATCGCAAAAGCTACGCCTCGAGCTTGCGCGGTAAGCGAGACTAGACGCTTGATGATCGTTGATACCGCTCCAGCTGCCCCCTGGAAGAACGCGTCTTGGATGCCATTCTTGGCCTCCTTCAGTGCAGGAACAGACGCACGAACGGCCTTGGCGAATGCTTGCGCATTGGGAGACAGCTTCTTTAGTGCTTCGTCAAATTTGGCAGCGTCTCCACCTGCCGCTTTCAACGCATCACCGACGCCAGAAACGGCGATCTTGGCAACAGCGAATGCCGAGGCGAACGACAGGATTACCGCCGGAGCAGCGGCAAGTCCAGCACCAACGAGGGGCCCGATGGCTGCGAGAGCACCTACCAGCAGATGCGCACTCCCCGTCACCAGGTTGATCGCTCCGCCAACCTTGAGAAAGCCTTTGGTGAAAGAGGAAAATGCACCCAGCACCTTGGAACTGGCTTTGTCGATCCCGCCCAGTTCCTTCTTTGCCTTCTCGGTGTCTCGGACTGCTCGAACGATCCCAGCGCCATCATAGTCAATCTCGATGGTGCCCCGGATCGTCCCGAGCGTGTGGTTAGCCATCAGGTCACCCGCTTACCGATCGGAATCGTTGCTTCTGCTCCGACAATTCAACGCCTAGGTATTCGTCCAATACGCGCTGGCGAGCACGGTTATGGGCTTGGTCTTTCGCACTACTCGGAAGACGATTCTCGGCCTCATCCATCGCGTTCTCGATGGTAGTTCCAAAGGTAAAGATCGCACGGTCCGTGCAAAAAGCAACCCAGGGATCGGAAGCGCCAAGAAGTGCGGACGGGCGGCAATGCAGCTTAGTCGCCATGTTCCACACCTCCCAGATCAGCCGTGGATCACTCGCGAAAGGCAAGCATCGATCCGAGACCGCCAGCCGCCCAGTCGAAAAGCCACATCTTGTCGGCCAGGTCGATCTGGTCAGTAAAGACGATCATCACATCAGGGTTCTCCTGGTGCATTTCCTCGCGCTGCTCCTCCGTCAGCTTCTTCGTGACGGTGGTCTTGCCAACGGTGGTCTCCATGTAGTGGAGCTTGACGGCCGGGGAGACGACGATGTGAGGAACGATCTTATCCACCATGGCGATCATCTCGGAGACCGCCTTGGGGTCCTTCATCAGCGAAGGAATATCGATCTCTGATTCCGCATTCTTCGGCGGAGTCGGGCCCTTCTTGGCCTTGGCCTTGGGCTTGGCGAGATGCTTCGACACGAGAGCGGTCACCGCGTCGGCCTCAGCCAGTAGTCCAGCCTGAATCATGGCCTCAATGGACATCTTCTTGGCCCGGCAGGTCTGGCCACTCGGTGTGGTCACTTCCTGCTCCTGGCCGTCCGGAGTAGTCGAAGACCAGACAGAATTGGGTGCGAAGTTGTCGGAGGGCATCGAGTGCTCCTAATATCCGTGAGAAGGATCAGACGTAGGTGTATGTGGAGAACGCGCCGGTTGCGGAAGATCCGGAAGCGTTGGTGATGACGACGTTGGCCGCGCCAGCCGCGTGAGCGGGCGTGATGAGGGTGAGCTGATACGGGCTGTTGACCTCGAAGTCAGTAGCGTTGGTACCGCCGACCGTGACAGTCGTGATGCCTGTGAAGCCGTACCCGGTGACGATGACGATCTCTCCACCAGCAGTCGTGCCACCCGTGTCCGACAGCGAGTAGACCACCGGAGCAGCGGGGGTGTCCAGCGCCGGAGCCGTGATACTGCCCGAGGTCTCCCGATACACGAAATCGTAGACCGAGTCATTGATCTCGGTGGCGTTCACTAGCCCCGACACGAGGCACGGGAAGCCGATGCCGGACACAGACGGAATGAAGAACTCACCGTCGCCCAGCTCGCCTTCGACGTTGCCCGTGGAGCGGCAGCGCCAAACACAGGACTGGAAGTCTCCGCCGTTGTCGTTGATCGCCTGCCCAATCGTGGTGAAGAATGGGCGTACGTCCAACGACTTCTTGCGGAACCGACGAACCTGGTTCGGCGAGATTCCGGAGTCGATGACCACACCACCGGCGATGATCGCGTAGGCGTCAAAGGAGATGCCGCCCGATTCGATCTCCCACTCGACCGACGCGCCCTTGCCATGCGAGGTCTGAAGCTTGTCGTCACCGCGCAAGTCCTCGTAGTCCTCGGTGTCGTTGAACGAGAACGTCCGAGCGACCGGCAGGTCCGTGAGCTGAGTGCCGAAAGTCGTTGCCGCCAGCGTCGGGTACTTGATGAGCTGAACGTCCCGCAGTCCATACGGGAGTGCGTTTCCCAGAGGCATTACTGTGTCCCTCCCTCAGGAGATTGATACCGGCGGGTAGCCAGCAGTTTTCCAGTACTCGTGCTGAATTGGTGCAGCACCACCACTCCACTCCGTTTCCCACAGAAGCGTGACGGGCAGACGACCTCAATCACGCCTTCATCGACCGAAGGCATGGCTACCTCCCCAAACTTCTTGTTGGGACACCGGAGTTCGAGCATCAGTGAACCGTGGTCCCCGGAGCGTCGGAACCACCGCCGGAGCCGGTATGCGCTCCGGTTGTCGTGGGAGCCGCCCCACCCGGTGCCACAGAGGGCCCTGAGTTGTCCGCAGAGGCGTTATCCGGCCCGTTCGCCAGAGCCAACACGTCCACCGGGTTCTCGGTGACCTGATCGAGCGCTGAGGGGGTCATGTCGTCCTGCTGCGGCTTCGGAACAAACTCCTCCTGATCGTCACCCTCACCCGTGATGACGAACTCGGGGTCGTTCTCGATGCCCTTTCGGATCTGGTCCTCGGTGAGCGCGTCCAGCGGCACGGCAAAGCCATTCCGGGCCGACCACACCACCGTGTCACCGGTCAAGCCCACCGACCGCCAGTCCTGCGTGGTGATCTGCCGCACGTGGGCCAGGCCGATGTAGCGTACGTAGCGCATAGTTCCTTTCCCTCCTACTGGCCCGAGCCCACAAGCGTAAAGCTAGTGTTTCGAGCGATTGTCCTGTGACCATCGTCGGTCAGGTCTTCGCTGTCACCTTCCCACCGTGCACCTTGCAACCAGCCTTGTGTATCTTGGCTAGGAACGAGGGACGGAATCAAGGACCGGAGACGAAGAATGATGGCGTCTATCTTCGTATAATCTCCGGGCTTGTCGTGCACCCATATTACGAGGGATCTCCGCGTTGAGACGTCTAGTCCCACGCTGTTAACTCCCCATCGCAATTGAAGAAACGGCCGGTCTTGGGGCGTGTCCACATCCACCGCGAAAGAATCCGCACCGGTGATTCCTAGGCTGTTCAGCGTCGGATCGGTGATGATCGCCTGATAGATGAGCGTCCTCATGCTGCCACCGCCCGATTGATAGCCGAAGCCAAGTCCGCAGCCATAAGCGGAGCAATGTGCACCATCGTGGGTCCGATGATGGCGTACTTACCTGACCACCGGACTTCGAGCCAGAACGTATAGGGCATCGTGCCGTAGATTGTCAGTTCATGCTTGACCATCGGCTCTTTATCATGCTGCGCGAAGAGTCCTGCCCTCGCATTGCCGGTATTGTCGTGCCAAGGCGCATTGGTCCTCGCGTACGTTTCTGCCTCGGGCTCGTATCGATCGAAGACTAGATCTACCGCAGCGTCAATCTTCGGCAGGAGCTCTTGCAACCCCGGAGTCAACGAGTCAAAGACAAACGTTCCCTTACGACGCGCCATCATGGCCTCGCTGACCGGGGGATGTGCCGGAAGACGAACGCCTTAGTCATGTAGCCCCACCCCTCGGTAAAGCCGATCACGTCGAAGCGAGTCCCTGCCTCATCCAACCAGTAGTCTCCCACCTCGATCTGCATGTCGTGTGGTCCGATGAGGTGGTAATCAGCAACACGTTCCACACCCGCTACGGTAATGGTCGGACGCTGGTCGTAAGCCAGTAGGGATAACTTGAACGTTTGCGCAGGGCGAGGCGTACCGTTGACTTCCTGAAAGCCACCGTTTTGCTGAGCAGCGCGAGTAAGTGGGATGAGCTGCGCGGTAGTGGGGTCATCCGCAATGAATGCTGCGGTAACCTTGCGCTGCGCATCCAAGTAACTCATACCCGCTCGACTCCCACCGTGTAAGACTTGGAGTGCCCGGTCTCCTCTACGGAAGTGTTGGACGCGTCGGCCATGCCCAGATACGCGTCACGAAGCTTGCTCAGGGCCCGGCTAGAGCCCGATTCGGTGGTGTCCACCAGTCCGGCCACCGCAGCGGCTTTCTCGCGCCACACTTGCCGTACGGCTGGCTCCATGCCCAAGTCGTCGATCATGCCGCCAACGAGTGAGTCCGTATAGGTAGCGTCATCGGGACTGAGATCAGTCATTCGGCGGAGCGTTGCAATTTCGGTTTCTGAGGCCATCGGTGGTCACCTCCCAAACTCTGAGATGATCCCATCATATAACATACCCCGAACTCGTGAACTCGCAGAGAAGCCCGACAGCGCGGGAGACTGCCGGGCTTCTCTATTCCTGCACCCGAGAGGTTAGCTCTCGTCCTCGGGATTATCGGCGTCCCAGAGGCGGAGTCCCTTGATGAGGTCCGCCTTCGTGACGTTGCCGTTCGCTCCGGTCCCGACGACCTCCACATCCGAGGTGTCCGGGATCGCGTTCCGGTTGCCCACCTCGGCCTCGAGATCGGCCTTCGACCACGAGTCGTAGTCGTCCTCCGGTCCCGCGTCCTGGGGGTCGGCCTGAGTCGGGTCCACCTGCTTGGGACCGTCCCCGGTGTCCGCCGGAGTGGAAGCCGACGAAGACGCGTCCAGAGCCGACCGCGTCACGGTGTCCTCCGGCGTCTCCGCGTCCGGAACCTCGGCATCGAACTGCGCCTGGTGGTTGGCGAGCTGCTCTTCCGACATGAAGCCCGCGTTGCGAAGCCAGGCGATGTCCTCGTCGGAGAGTTTCTGCTCCCAGTTGATCTTCCGCATCGGTCAGTCCTCCGATCAGGCGTAGATCGTCGGGACGGTATAGGTACCGGACGACGACAGTTGCATGATGATCGCGCCACCACGCTGCCGGACGCCGGTACCGAAGCCCGTGACCCAGTACGAGTCGATCAGCGGGTAATCCGGGTTCCGGCCCTTGACGAGCCGCAGTCCACGCAGATTGGTATTTGCGTGCTGCCGCAGGCCGATCGGGTTCTGGAGGTTGTCCGGTCCGCCGGTCGCGAAGCTCGCCAGATAGTCGGTCGGCATGTAGTCGTCCACCACGATCAGCAGCGGGCCGTAGTTGCCGATGACGGTCAGACCACCCAGGGTTCCGGGCACCTGCGACTGACCGAAGACCTGAGTGGTCTGGGGCAGGATCTGACCGGGTTGCGGAGCCGCCGGAACGAAGTCATACCGGCCGTAGTTGCCGCCGACCGCCTGCACCGCGTTGACCGCCGACCGGAAGTTCCGGATCTGGTTGCCCAGGGCGGTGTTGACCATCACGACGAGCGTGTAGCCGTTCTCCTGAGAGTAGCCGTGGCTCGTGAAGTCGTCGATGATCATCGTGTCGAGGTCCTGGGCCTCGAGCACGGAGTTGGCACCAGAGGTCTTGTAGTGCGTGTGGCTGCCGGTGAACGTGTTGTTCTTGTACGCAGGCGGGACGGTACCGTCGGCGTTATAGAACTTGTAGACGTTGTAGTTGTTGCCGTTGATCGTCGCGGTGAGGTTGGTCGGGTTGAAGAGGCACTTGAGCACCTGGTTGAGCAGGAGCCGCCAGTAGGCCTCGACCGCCGCGTTACCGACCGAGTCGATCATCGCCGTGGTCGCGTCGGCCAGGTACTGCCAGGTGTACCGCGAGCCGAGGTCATACCACTTGAACGTGTAGCCCATCTGGAAGTACGTGGGCTGGATGCGGCTGCCGACCGGCAGGCCGAATTCCGAGGCCTCCTCGAAGTCGACACCCTGGCCCGGCTGAGTCACGGTCTCGACGATGTTGGAGACACCGAAGGTGAGGAAGTTGATGATGTTCTGACGCGGCTGGTTCACGGCGTTGAGAAGCGCCATGAAGTTTGCCCAGATGTCGTTCAGGTCAGTGCCATCAGCCGCTCGCGTGACGACATCCGCAGCGGTGTGGAACCCGTTCCGGTTGGCACCACCGGCGATGCCAGGCAGGATGCCCAGCGACCGAAGATCGACCAGCTCGTGACCGGGCATCGCCTTGCCGGAGACCAGGCCGGGCATGACCATGTTGGGGATGATGAGTCCCCGCTTGTTGTACTCCAGGGCTCGCGTGATGGTGTCCACCGAAGTCCCCTTCCTCAGCCCTGGAACGAGCCGCATCGGACCACGAGGCGCGTGGCCTCGACGGTCGTTCCGACATAGAAGACGTTGGTGCCCGCAGCGGGCGTACCCTGGGCCGCGAGACGGCTCGCCGTGGTGTCGAGGATGTACTTCGTCCCCGCCGTCGGAGTCGTGGCTCCCTGGATGTCGTTGGCATCCAGCTCCACGATCTCGCCGCTGGTCATCACGTCCACAATGTCACCCGCCGCCTTGGCCGAGGACAGACAAACCACACCGACGGCCGCTGCCGCCGTGGTGGCCTTGATGAGCTTGCCCGACCCATTGAGGGCGACCACGATCACCCGGTTGAGGTCCGAGACTCCCGACGGTCCCGAGGTGGCATTCCAAGCCGCATTCAGCGGCGCACGAAAGCCACCCGAATTGGGGGCATACTTGTCGATTCGGCTCACGTCCACTCCCTTCGTATTTGGGAACGTAGCCCTTTTGTTCTGCGATTCCGTTAGGCCACAGACCTTGCCGGAGAGTGAACGTCAGAACTTGTTGAGAACCGGAAACCGCTTCGCGAGCGCAGCTCGATTGGTGGTGGAGCCCGATCCCTTCCGCCTGCCGTTCTGAGTGCTTGCCGACCGACGAGTGGAGCGCGGCTCCTCTTCCTCATCTTCGTCGTCTTCGTCCTCGTCTTCGTCCTTCGTGGAGCGACGACCACGGGCCTTCTTGTCGTCCTCGATTTTCTTGACGAGGTGGGGCTTGCGCTTGGCGAGTTCACGAAGACCACGCCGGAGTTCGCGCGCATCCACGTTACCATCCTCGTCAACCGCGTCATCGAGAATGCCGGAGTTCAGAGCCAGGGTGAACGCGTCGGAAGGATCGACCCAGTCGACGACATTGGCTCGGAAGAAAGCTATCTGAGCCATCAGTTCTCGGTTGGTATCGGTCAGCTTCGTGATGGTCGATCGTGCCTCGGTCAAGTCACGCGACACGATCTCGTCGGGCTTCTTGCCCTCGTCCTCCTTGGCTCGCTTCAGCTCGGTCAGTTCCGCCTGAACCTTGCGAAGCTCGAGCCGGTATCGCTTAGCCTGTTGCGATGCCTTGCGAACACGTGAGTCCTCGTCGTCATCCGCGTCGTCGTCCTCGTCCGACTTGGATTTCTTGGACGACTTCCGGGACTTGGACTTGTCATCCTCTTCCTCATCCTCGGTGTCATCGTCCTCAGTGTCGTCCTCGTCGTCCTCGTCGTCGTCATCCCCCCGCGTGTACTCGGGGTCATCAGGGTCATCCGAAGATGCACCCATGACGGGCCACACCGCCGTGCCGTTCTTTAGGTAACCGAGAGGCGTCAACAACTCGCCGGTCTTGGGGTGACGCTTACCGGCCAGGTTCGCAGAACGCATGCCCGGCTTGGTGAGTCGCAGACTCATATTGGCTCCCTAAGCCTATTGTAATGCTTTCGAACTCCCACTTTACCACTTGTCGAGATCCGGCTAGATTGACCCCTGACCAAGCTTACGATTCTACTCTATGAACATGGGCCCTAACCCAAGTTCTACGAGCCAATAGTGAAGCAATAATCCGGTGGTTACCATCCTTGATGACTATCGCACCACTCGGAAGAATCGTGAGATTGGGAAGATTGTCATCTCCCCCCGGAATACCCTCTTTAAGGTAATGTCGTATACGAGACACAGAAGCTTTGTCTTGGTGTGACAACAAAACCCTGCCCGACAAGTCTATTTCCTCAATCGGGCCTTTCTTACGAATCTCACTCGGGGGAACCTTAGCATCTCGGGGTGACAAGCTATCAAAAAGGTCTTTAATGCCCACCGTGGACGCATCTAGCTGATCACCATCTTTGTATTTGGCCAACCTCTTCAGCCCCGCATCACTATCCCAGGTGCTCACGCTAACTGGGGTAACATCTCCAACCGGCTGACCAAGCCTTGCCAAGTTTTCCTGAGTACGTCGCGTAAGTTCGTCGTCGAAATCTCCGCGTTCCAACGCTTTCTTGAAATCATCTGAAGACATCATCACGTAAGTCAGATAACAGAAGCAATTGGGATGTGGCTTGTCCGGCACCTCGTCAGGATCGTATGGCTCGTGTGCGGCAAAGACATTGCACTCGTCCGGCACCTTGTGCGATCCCGACAGATTCCACTTGACCGCTTTCACCCCTGGGCGATTCGCTCCTTCTTTCTGGCGCTCGTGGAAGGCATTGTTGATCTCAGTGCGTGCGAGACGCATAGCCGAATATGAAGATCCACCCGGCGCTGTCGGGCTGACATACCGATAAACCTCTGCGGCAAGCTCCTTCGCCGAGAGATTCTGAATCAGTCCTTGCCTGATGATGTCAACGATCCGGCCATCGTCTAGTGCCCGATTCGAGTACACGCGCCTGGACAGCGCTCGAGCACGACGAGCAGCATCACTCTTCAGCCCGGACGCTCCGGCGGCCCTCAGAGACGCCACAAGGGCATCAGCGGCCCGTTCTGACAGTCCGGCATACGCAATGCGTTCCAACGTCTCTATGGCGTCCTCAGCGGCCTGTAATGAGTCCTTGATGGCCCGTTCCACCAGTGGGTTGATCCGCCGGACCCACATCGTCTGCACCAGAGCATTGATCGCAGCCAACGTCACGCGCAGCTGTGCAGCCCGAACCTCGCCACCGATCCCGACTGGCAAAGAAGCGATCCGTCGCTGGATCGCCTTGGCTGTTGCTTCAAGGATGCGCCGTAGTTCCGCCTCGGTGGTGGCCTGAACGATCGTATAGCGGCGGAACTCCGGACCCCTAGGCTGCGGAACCACCATTGTTCTGCCCGGTCTCCTGGTTCAACTGCGCCGTACCGAGCTGGGCTTCATTGCGGGCCTTGAACTCAGCGTCTGCCTTTGCTCCGATTCCATCGGGGAAGGAATATCCAAGCTTGGCCACTTCTTTCCGATAGAAGTCGGAATCGATAACCCCCCTGTCAAGCATGTCGTTTAGTTCGGTGAATCGCTGCACGCGGTCAACTGGGATCGCATCACCAGCCACGCAGACAACATCGACACCAGCGAAGTTGGATGACTCGTAAGCATCCATCCACATCATCATGATGTCGTGCCACATCTGCGTCTCGGTGTCGACCAGCAGTTGATTCTTCTCGCCAGCTTTGGCGAGCATCGGGCCGAGCTGGAGCTGAAGCGCTACGCCGGATTGAGCGACAGACACATCGACTGCACCGACAGCGATTTCTGGGGTACCAGAGACGTTGTAGAGAGCATCCCAGAGCCGATCGTAGTGCACTCCATAAACGTCAGCGATTCCCTGCGCACCGCCGAGCTTGTCAAAGCTCTTACCGTCGTGGTGGATGACTCGGCCAGGACCCATCAGCCAGTTGGTCGGCTTGTTGGTGTCCGGGTCTACCGGCCTGCTCGCGTCGGTGGCGTACATGCCCACACCCTGCAAGGCGGCAGTCAAGTCCTCGTCACTAACGGTCTGGTTGATTGCACCCATGATGCGCTCGAGACCACGGACCTCCGATGACCCGAAGGGATCTCCCGGCGTCTCCGTATTCTTGGTGTGGTACACCGGGAGTGCGGTGATCTGCTCGGGCAGTTCGGTCACGAGTTGGATGACAACCTCGGGAGCGATCGTGTCGTCCTCCCACTTGTCCACCTCGAAGAGACCTTCTTCAACGGTGATCCGGCCATTATCGGCCTTCCGGTACGTCAAGCGCCGGATACGGGGATCTCCCGCATCGTTGGTCGTAGGCTGCACCAGATGGCACCCGATCACCGTCTCGATGTCGTCCTCATCCGTGATGGGAAAGTACATGGAAGGGTCGAGCGCGCGCAAGGAAATCCGGCTGCCCTGGGGCTTATCGGGATCAGCAGTCACGTGCCAGATCGAGTCACCCCAGATCAAGCCGTATCGCTTCTTACCGTTGAACTTGCTCTTGTATCGCTCGCGCCGGATCAGGTCAGCGATGGCCAGCTGAGCCGCTACAACAGCATCGGCGCTCCCGCCAGCCACTCGAGGATCACTGATCGCTACGACCTGAAAGTCTGCCCCTAGGTAGCGATTTGTCGTGTCCACGATCGTACGCGTGGAGGGAATGTAGATGGGCTGCGAGTTACTGCCCCGGAGAGCCACCTTCAGGATATCCGGCACATTCCAATAGAGCTGCTCGTACAAGCGATAGGACTGCAAACGCTGCGCGTCCAAGTCGTCGGAGACGTACGCGGGCTTCTGCCCAAAGAACGCAGCCCCGGTGCTGTACGGGGTGAACTCCCCAGCCATTCCTCACCTCAGCCATTCATGTTAGCAGTGGAGACAAACGATCCACCGACACCGGTAGCACCAAAGTAACCACGGAAGAACCGGCCTAATGCCTCGACTCCGTGGTTATCTTTGTCGAGGGGATTCTCGGAATCTGACCGCTGCTGTTCTTTTTTGTGTTCGGGCCAACGATAACCCTCTCTCATTTCCCAGATCAGTTTCTGGCAATGAGTTCGGTCGATCATAAGACGCGGACGACGTTCAGGATCACCCTCCGGCAGGTGGAGATTCTGAACTTTCAATGCGCGCCGGATCAACGCAAGACGAATCTTCAACTCCCCGCCGGTATTTTTATACGCAGGAATGCGTAGCTCCCGCTGCATAGTCCGGGTATCGTCTGGCTCCGCAGGATCAGGATAGATCGTCCTGGCTACCCGGATCAACCCGGGATATTCGAGCTTGAGATCCTCGCAAACCTCTTTGGTATCGAGCAATTGCCGTCGGAACTCACGAATTACTCGGATCTCACCGAACGGGCCTACCTGAATGAACAGCACCACAAAAGGGTTAGTAAAGCCGTAGTCCACACCAAGGAAGAGTGGCCAGTCCGGGTTGTAGTCGAAGTCACCAAGGCTAACGTCTTCGTCAAATTCCTTCATGACCGAGCCGGTCTTGTCGGTGAATTCTGCTCCATACTGGCGCATGAACTCATCCGTGGTTAGATCCGACTCTGCTTCGAGGATTTCCGGGTCTTGCCTTCCCCCGGGAAAGACTATGTCATTCGTCCATGAGGGGCGCTTCCACGACTGCCAGTGAGGAAACCGCTCAGACTGCCCACGCTCATAGAGAGAATAGAGAAGAGATGACGAGGAATTACCTTCCGGTACCCCCGAGAACACAGCGATACCGCGACGGTCAGATAGAGTAGGCCGGATGTACTGACCCCAGGTGGCTCGCTTGTGCCGTCCGGCTTCAACCATGAGGACCCAATCCAGGCCATCACCAACCAGCTTGTCTGGGTGTTGCGCGCTTTTACCAATGATCTCAGCCCCATTAGCCAGTGCTATGTGTAGTGCACCAGCATCCGAGTTCTTGACAAAGCGAATAGCGTCACGGTCCAGGCCAATCTTCTTCAGTGCATCGTAGACAATACGGAATTCCTTCTCCGCATCCGTGTAGTTCGGGCCGACGATCCATCCAAGAGTTGGTGACTTGCCATCAAAACGAGAAGGCGCCAAAGCCCGAGTGGCCATCTCATAGCCACCGAACATGGTCTTGCCCCAGCGCCGACCACACCGCACCACTTTGAAGCGCGTTCGGTTCTGGTGCAAATCGCGCTGTCCAACGTGAGGATAGTAGTCCCAGACATCGTTGAAGAGTCTGGTCTTGGTCAGCACTGGGGCAGACATCACTCGGTCCCTGCTGTGTTGAACGAACCCTCGAGCTCCGGGGCAGCCACCCCATCGCCGGGGTCTGCCGGATCGATGGCGTAGATTTGACCCATCCGCTCCACTCCCGTCGGAACATGGGGAGCAGGCTGCACTCTGCCCGGCACTCCGCCGAACTCCGAAGCGATTGCATCATCGTACGAGTACGGATTCTGGAGCACATCCGTGCTTGTATAGACCTTCTTCGGCTCGGTATGATCCAGGCGAGGATTCAGACCGTATTGAGGTCCCACCGGTTCACTCACCTATTCCGTCCCTTCTTCTTGCATTACTAACGCCCCCGGACATTGCGCCGAGCGCCACCCCAGTCCCTCTTGTTGGTCTTGAGGTTATGCGCCCACTTCTTGGCAGCCGCCGGAACTACTGCCCACATGAAGCGGCGCTGCCGTTCACTCTTGAACTTGCCCCCTCCGTGTGCCCTCTGTCTGCTGGGCATGTTGAACCTCCGCCAGTGCAGCCCGGAGCTGCTCTTCTGCGACCACCAGATCCGCTGGCGTCAAGACACCCCGGTTGATCAATGCTATACGCAACACCGGATCATTACCGGGGGAGACGATTTGAGGCCCCTCAGCGCCACGCTGAGCCCCTTTCCGGTCCCGGTCCTGGCGACGCTTGAGGAAGTCCGTTGCTCCATCCTGGCCCGCATTGAACGGGTGCTTAGTTTCCGGATGCTCCTCGTGCCAACCATACGTCTTCCCACACGTCTTGCAGTGATCGTCCTCATTCACCGTCAACAAGCTCATCATCGCTCTCCAGAACCTCGAAGTCACCTTCAAGAACTACAGGCTCGTCCTGTGCTTCCCCGTCATCCAGCACAATCGCAGAGGCGATCATCCGCCTGGTGAAGTCACCAGCCTCAATCTCAACCACGGCCGTAGCCTTACCCTTGATGTGCTCGAGAATGAACTTGGCCGCATCCAACTTCGTCCGAGCATCCACGATCGGGCGGCCCTTGTCATCCACCTCTTCGCTCTGGATCAAATCCACGATTGTCTGCATAGCCAGCGTGACCTGCTCACCGATCAGTGCCTGCGTCTCATCGATCAACCGACGACGAGCCTCGCGCACGATCTCCGGGCTCAACCATTTGGGCCGACCGCCCTGAAAGCCACCGTTCTTGTTCCGGGGCTTACCGTGCGCCAGTTCCTCGATGTCCCAGTCTTCAACACGCTTGAAGCCCGTATGCTGGTAGTAGAGCTCGAGGTCTTCGTTGTATTTCTCAGTCCCGACCGTACGCCGAAGCCGACGACGAATCTGCTCAGGCTTGGTCGAAAGCTTCTCTGGATCCTTCGGCCGACCACCAACGTAATTGGCAGGCTTCTTCTTCGTCATTTTCACTGAGATGGCTCCCTACGCAAAAGAGCGGACCGCAAGCCCGCTCTTCCAGTATAACCCACTCAGTCAAGAGTCGCAGCGGGTCTCTCCGAATCATCCGGTATCTTCACGTCTTCTTCGGTAGGTCCGAGCCGATCCATGCGCAGTTCCTCTGCACGTTCCCAGTTGGCCTCAAGAACAAAAGAACCACGAGGGGGGACCACACCCGCGATCGGCGATTTACTCGCCTTTCTGCGTCGGGTAATCTCGCGACGAATTCTATCCATCTTCGGTGGCCGTTCCGTCGGACAACATCTCATCACCCTTGGACATCAGCCCGAGTGCAACGTGTTGCAGCATCGTGCCCCCGCTAAATCCTATGAAGTAGTCAGCGTTGGGGTCTCCGTCGTCATCGACACGGACCATTGCCCCCACCACAATCCAATCGCCCAGTATCCCCTCGAAGCCCATTCCCGCAGACCATTTCTCGATGGCCTCGCCCAAAGCGGCAGCCCGGTCTCGACGATCCTGGGGAGTAAGATCAAAGGTACTCATGCGAGATTCACCGTTGGACCTTCACTCATCGTCAGTGCCCGCTCGAGCCGGAGCTGACGAACGAGGTACATCGCATTGATCCCCCGTACAGCCCGCCCAGAGTCATGCTGCCGCCCGAACGGGTTGAGCCTTACCCCACGACCGAGCCCGGCACGCTTCGGCCGGTAAGACGTGAACAGAGCCCGCATGCCGTAGCGCCGTGTGGTCAGGCGAACCCAACGAAGGAACACGATTAGGCGGAACAGCATGTCATCTCCAGTATCGTAGCGGGAGGATCGAGGTTTCCGCGCGGCTAGCCGATTGATTACGGTTCTGCTTCGGCTTTGTTATCCTCGATCCCCGTTTGGGGCGGGAGATTGGACCCAGCCTTCATCGTGTCAGGCCGCTATGCTTAACAAGATGATGGACAAGAAAACTCCCGCCCCAGGGGACAACCGAAGACCGGGCGATAGGTACGGGGGCACGAATACCGGCCGGTCAGGGCTGCCCATTGACCATACCATCTAGTTCGTGGAGCCGTTCTTCTTTTTCCGCTTTCGCACCGGTCGCTGGCCTGGGCGAGGAGCTCGGCGCACAACCGGAGCCACCCAGTGAAACGAGGTGTCGGCAGTTGTTGTCGGGTAAGGCAAATCTGCAAGAACGGAGTCAAAAATCGGCGTGTTCATGAGCTAATGATGAGCAAAAAGCTGGAGCCCGGCAAAGAGAACCGAGCCCCGCTCCTCCTCAATCAGCCGAGTGCCATACCGATGTATGTCTCACCCTTTTCCATGGCCGCGCTCAGATCAGTTGATGCTTCCTCGCGGTCGTACATCGTCGCGTGAACGGGTTCTGCCGATCCTTCAAGACGCACACCGCCCGGCGTCAGATGGTCATCGATCGCACTCTGTACCAGCCCGAGCATGTCGTTGAGAGTGGCGCTGCCCGAATTCTGAACGGTCTGAGCGACCATGTCTCGAGCTTCCACAGCCCTACCCAAAGCATTGCCAAACGTGTTCTTGGCCTGTGACAGCTGAGCCGCAGCCGCCTCCATTTCTTCCTGAGCCTGAGCCAACCCCCCGAGCGCATCCCCGAGCATGACATTGGCTTCGGTGATTTGCCCGACAATCTCTTCTACGGTTGCCATTCCTCGTCCTCCGAGTCGATGCCCCTCTACAAAGGGCGGTTTCATTCTGGGTTCGTCATCCTCGCCCCTATT